GCGCGAGTGAATTCAGATAAGCCCCGGATTTTCTTGGACCATGTAGACGGCGGCATCTGAATCGCCATTAAAAAGTCCGACATGGAAAAGCCTCTGAGCTTGATAAGCGCTAATAATTTATTCGGGTTCATATTTTCACCTCCCTCGGTGTCGTTTCCTTTAGGACACTTACAGTATAATGCAATTTCCGATATATGTCAACACTTTAGGAAACTTTTCTTTCTTTTTCGGAAAAAATATTGCTTTTTGGAAACGAAAATAGTATTATATATGTAGGATAAAAAGGAGAGATCGCGATATGAAAGTTAATGAATTAATAGCTAACAGGCGAAAAGAACTAGGTTTGACCTTGGAAGAAGTAGCCGATAAAGTCGGCGTTAGCAAGAGTACCGTTAAGAAATGGGAATCCGGATACATAAAGAACATGCGCCGAGATAACATGGCGCTGCTTGCAGATGCCCTCCACATATCGCCCCTAGATTTGCTAGGCCCTGATGAGGACCCAAAAACAGCTGATGACAGCCGCGGCTATTACGTGGATCCGGAAGTCGCGGCCCTCGCGGAAGAGCTGCGAACGGACCCTAATCGCCGCATCCTTTTCGACGCGACAAAGGACCTGAGTAAAGCCGACATCGATATCGTACTGAATCTGATTAATGGATTGAAAGCGAAAGAAGGTAAAAAGTGAATATTGTACTGACCTATCAGGACCTGCCCGGGCGAATCCGGGCATTGGTCCACATGAATGACGACGGCAGCTATACAATTATCATCAATGCCCGTTGTAATTGGGAAACACAAAAAGCCGCTGTCCTTCATGAGCTGATGCACATTAAAGGCAACGACTTTAGCGCAGACGTCCAGGCGGACATGCTGGAAAAGCTCCTGCATGGCCAGGCCTGCGCGGATGCTGATCTAGATGACTTCCGGTTTTTCATTGCCGGATGAGTATATACAAAAAGAGGAGATGACGTAATGAAAAAATCAATTCTAGCCGCTTTAGCTTTGTCGGCCCTGCTGGTGTCGGGCTGCGGCAGTGATCCCACGAGTGATATTGCCGACGCTACGGGATTAACCAAGGACCAGGCAGGCGCCGTACTCACACAGCTGAAAGGTGTCGGCGTGACAAAGTTCGACGGTGTATCTACACTGGACAAGGGCAAAGGTTATTACTATGTCCAGGATGAAAAGTATGGCCGTGTCTTTTTCGGTGTCAAAGACGGCAAACTGGTTTCTATTGAAAATCAGCAAGGCGTCAAAGTGTACGCGTCGGATCAGAAAATCAGTGATCTTGCCGACGTCACGCTGACGGATGCACAGGTAGCAGAATATCAGGTTATCGCCCAGGACGCTGTCAAAAACAAATTGAAAGCCCCATCGACGGCAGACTTTGACAATCTGAAAGTCGTAAAGAGCAAAGACGGCTCTGTCCTGATTTCCGGCACGGTCGACGCGCAGAACAGCTTCGGCGCAAAACTCCGGCGGGGCTTCATGGTAACTGTTGACGCCAATAAACAGGTATCCAGCGTGAATTTCTTATAAGTATCGTCTGATTTAAAGTAAAAAATTCCCCGGCCATCGTCGCGACACGATGCCGGGGATACGCAGGATGTCACATCCTGCGCGATTGTAAAACACTCTTGAAAGGGTTGTGCTTACTGTATCATTATAGCATACACAGCCCATTCGTAGCCATACGAAAGGACTGATTTTTTATATGGAAGAAAGAGCAAAAGCCGTCATCTATGCCCGTTTTTCCTCGGACAAACAACGGGAAGAGTCCATCGACGGCCAGATTCGCGAGTGCACGGCCTACGCGGAAAGTCAGAATCTGGAAGTCATCGGCGCCTACATCGACAGGGCCCTGTCGGCCCGGTCCGATAACCGGCCTGATTTCCTGCGCATGATCGCCGACAGCGCCCGGAAAACGTTCCAGTATGTCATCGTCTACCAGCTGGACCGATTCAGCCGCAGCCGCTATGACAGCGCTATCTACAAAAATAAGCTCAAGAAAAATGGAGTCCGGGTCCTGTCGGCAAAAGAGCACATCGGCGACGATCCCAGCTCTATTATCCTCGAATCGATGCTGGAAGGCTATGCGGAATACTACTCCGCCGAACTGTCGCAGAAGGTCAAGCGCGGCATGACGGAAAACATCTTAGAAGGTAAATGGGTAGGCTGCCGTGTCCCGCTGGGCTATAAGCTGACTGCCGACAAAAAGCTGCAAATCGTCCCCAGGGATGCCGACGCCGTCCGTCTGATCTACAAAATGTACAACTCCAACGAACGGATTATTGACATTGTCCGTTATCTCAACGCGCATCGGTACAAGACAGCCGCAGGCCGTACATTCAACCGCAGCGGCCTTACGAAAATCCTGGGCAATAAAATCTACATCGGTACATACACATGGGATGGCCACGTCATCGAGCATTTCGCCCCGCCAATCCTTGCTGATGGCGTTTGGGAAGCGGCGCAAAAGCGGACTAAGCAGCACAAGCAGCATCCGCGCCCCAAGCGCCGCAGCGCCGACTATGCCTTGACGGGCCTCATCTATTGCGGCGAATGCGGCAACCCGATGACAGGCCAAAGCGGCCACTCCAAAAACGGCAGCGCATACCATTACTACCGATGCAGCACAAAGAACAACTACCATTCGCGCGGCAAAAAACAACACATCAACTGCAAATCCCGGAACATCAGCCGTGAGAAGGTAGAAGATTTGGTCCTCGATGCCACGGTCCGCATCCTGAGCAATCCTAAAGCCATCAAACTCATTGCCAAACAGGCCGCAGATGTGCAAAGAATTGATCCCACGGCCCAGGAGCAGGTCCGAATCGCGCAGGAGCGTAAAACTATCCAAGCCAAGCTCGAAAACTCTATAGCGGCCGTCGAGAAAGGATTATGCTCAAAGACAATCGCCGAGAACATCGAGCGGTACGAATCGCAGATCAGCGAATTGGACCAGAAAATCGATGAACTCAAATTCGCCTACGCGCCCATCCGCATCGACGCCATCGCCGTCGAATTCTTCCTGAAAAGCCTCTTGGACAAAAAGAAGGACCACGACAAATACCGCCTGGACATGTTCCGGACCTTTATCCGCCAGGTCATCATATACAGCGACAAAGTCGAAATACGGTACAACTACACCAATTGCCCGCCGATACTGAAAAACCCCGTCAGCATAGCGCTGACGGGGTCCCCCGAGTGTTCGGATAAAGCTTTTATGGTGCACCATACAAAAGTTAATGCGAACATAATGTTACAATTCTATCCGGATTATTTTGCATCGTGCATTTCCGCATGAAAAAGACGGCCTCATTATCGGCCGTCTTTTTTTGCTATATTTCTTTACAATCGCATTCGCCTTTTCCTGCTATAGCATATACATACGTATAATGTCAATAGTTTTATACGTATAAAATAAAAATGGCAATAAAAAAGGACGTCGCAAAACGCGACGCCCTTATAATACATTATTATGAAATTGCTACTGCTGGCCGTCAGTCGTTGTTGCTTCCGGCTGTGCGGCGGGCTGAGTGCTGGCCGTCGTACTCTTGCTTAATACGAGCTTAATCGCCCAGAGGATGCTGTTGATCAGCAAAGGCAGGACGAACTTATCGCGTACCATATTCCAGCCCTGTTCCGTGTCCGCCTGGGCCTGAATCTGTGCGACGAATTTATCCGCAACGGCGGAAATGGCGTCCATGCCATCCCCTGTGATGCTTGCAATTACCTGTTCTTTTGCGGCTTCCGTGACGTCCGCAATGTCTAATGCGGATTCCATGCTGTCTCTAAAACTTGTCCATTTGCTCATGATTCATTACCTCCTACCGTAAGCTACATTCGTAGTCTGTGACGCCGCGTGCGATGGCTGCGGCGAATGCGTCCGTACAATTTTCTAATAACGCGGCGTCCGAGTCGTTGTCGATGAACGCGGTTTCGACGAGGACGGCGGGCATACTGGTATGCTTGAGTACAATCAGGCCCGGCATTTCTTTGACGCCGCGGTCGATAGTGCCTAATGCGCCGACAATCTGGTCTTGGATGCACTGGGCGAGGTTGCCGCCGTCAGACATGCGGCTGTAGCACTCTACTTCTGTACCTCTGGCCTGCCCGTTCGCGGCGTTGCAGTGGATGCTGACAAAGACATCCGCGCCCCATGCGTCGGCATCAGCGCAGACAGCTACCGGACGATCATCGTAGTCACTATCATAGTAGAGATTGTCAGACTGCAAAAGCCGGCATTCACAGCCGGCCGCTTCCAGATATGTCTTTACCTTTGCGCCGATTTTCGCGGCGACATTGCATTCCCGCAGGCCGCTGTTCGGATTGACAGCGCCGCTGTCGTAGTCCAAGTCATGGCCCGGATTAATGTAAACCTTCATTTTTACTATCCCCTTTCGTGGATGCGGCGGTCTTGATATTCCCGCCGATATAGCCAAGCAAGCCGCTCGCGATACTCATTGCCAGCTCGTTCATGCCATAAAAAATGGCCAGTACCAGCGCAGATACCAGCCCGATGATGACGAGGCAGTCCGCGATATTGATTTTATCAAACATCACTGTCATCTCCCTGATGATGCGGAAGCAGCGTAAATCGTTGGTATGTCTGCGTCACGATGTCATTGCCGCCGAGATTGTGATAGCTGACGTACATCTTATTGACGGCCTCGGCCTTGTGCACCGGGACCCAGCCTGCCTCGATGTGATGGTCCATCGTGTCGATAAGACGGTCGCGCAGCATTGCGACGACGCCCTGGACTAAGGCTTCATGCTTTTGCTCCTGCTCGGCACGCTGGGCGGTATCGATGGTAGCCCGTTTTTTGTACTCAAAAAGCAAGATGCCGGACAGCAGCGTCGACAGGCCAGCGAGCCCGTACTGGACAACTTCGATGATCATGGCCTCACGCTCCCATTGTGGTCGTCGTGCTGGCCGTCGTCGTGGTCGTGCTGTCGCCGGTGTACTTAATGCAATCTTTGTTCGGGCAGCTTCCGTCCGCGATCAATTCACTGCCACAGTACGGGCAGTACTTCTTCTTTTTCCAAAAGCTCATTATTTGTCAACTCCTTCCACGGCTGTTTTATAGGCTTCCGTCATTTCTTTATAATCTGCTTGGATGCTTGCGACGGCGTCCGTATTGCCAGCAAGCTGAGCAGCCTGCAATGCGCTGAGCATGTCGGTTTTATTTGAGGCGTATTCCGCGGCAAGGCTTGCCTTTTCGGCGGCTGCTTTTTCTTCTGCCGTCGGTTCCGGCGCGACGTAGTCGATGGGCTTCCCGTCGGATCCGCGGACCTTGCCATTGAGGTATGCAACAAAATCCTCCGCGCTGATGATTTCGGCCACGGCCACGCCGTCGACGGTTGTCTTGACATCAGCAATGGCTGCCGCTACTTTATCGGCGTTCTTGTCCTTCGTCGGGTCAAAATCCACGATTTTACTCACGATGCGCTTGCCGTCGGAATCAAACCCCGCGGCGTAGTAATCTACATTCGTTCCTGTCATGGTACTATCTCCTTATCTTAATAAAATGAGGTGTTATCATGCGTAATCCAAATGGTTATGGATGTATTAAGAAGCTCTCCGGAAGACGGCGGCGGCCGTTTGTTTTTGTAGTGTCTGACCACGGCAGGCAAAAGCCGATTGAGTACTTTACAAGCCTTGTTGACGCTCAGATTTATCAAGCGGATTACAATCGTGCTCATGGTCATCGCTCCCTTCCGGGTCATAAAATCACATTTGCCGAGCTCTATCATCGATGGCTGCCACGGCATATCGACGATACTCAACCATCGCAGTCAGCTGTCGACAGCTACCGTAATGCGTACCAGCATCTATCTACGCTTCATGGGATGTCCATTGAAGACCTGCGCTATGCCGATTATCAGCGAGTCATTGACGACATGCGCCGTCACGGGCTATCTTACAGCAGCGTCAAAAAGGTTCGGTCTCTTATTTCTCTGCTGCTTAAATACGCAGACAAAATCGAGCTGGCTACAACCAACTACGCGCCGCTGCTCTCTATCGGACGCAATCGACCGGTCCGGCCGCATCACACGTTCAGCCGGCAGAAAATCAACCGCTTATGGAAGTCTGTGGACAGTCCTGGCGTCGATACGGTCCTTATTCTGCTCTATACCGGGATGCGCTGTGGCGAAATGCTACAGCTAGAAAAAGCTGACGTCCATCTTCGTCAACGCTATATCCGCATCACACGGAGCAAAACCGCCGCTGGCATCCGCATCATCCCCATACATCATCGCATCGCACCACTCATAGAAGCCCGCATGGCCTGCCCAGGTGATGCGCTTATCTGCGATGATACGGGACGGTCGTACAACTATGGCCGGTACTGCACAATCTGGCGTTCTGTCATGCATCTCATCCGTGCTGATGGGCACACAACGCACGACTGCCGACATACCGTAGCCACACTGCTTGATAATGCCGGCGCGAACGAGACAGCAAAACGCCGCATCCTCGGCCATGCCGGCGGTGACATTACGGAGCGAGTCTACACGCACAAAAACCTGCGACAGCTCCGTAAATGCATCGAATTACTCAAATGATTTGTTACTAATGCGATACTACACGAGCCGCATACAGATGCATAAAATACGTCTGCTACGCGGCTCTTTTACTGTTACTATTGATACTTTAAAAATCTGTAAATCTGCATCCTCTCATGATTTTATTTGATGCGGACTACCGATGATGCAGTTAATACTCTATTTCTCATTTATCTAAAATATATTGATAATCATGGAACTTGCATCCGATTTAGATGCTCGTCCAGCTCTTTATATAACTGGCCGATGACAGCATCACTGAAAACGACTCCGTAGCTTTCGGCCACCATTTTCATCGCGTAAATTGCGTTATTTACCTCATTGCATACGACGCTTGGACGTTTTTTCTCGTCATCAGTGCCAATCATGAGGTATATTGATTTGTCGCGTTCGGTCATTTTACTCATCTCCTTTCAACAGTGGGGATATAGCAACGAAGGCGTTACGCTTACTTTACCTTTATCTGCTTCTCAGCTGATTATTGTGGGCATGCACGAAGGTACTACAAAGCAAGTAGTCTCTTACAGCCAAACCAACAGGAAATGGGTCGGCGAAGATAAAAATTATGCAATATGGTATATCGCTATTACCCGTTCTTGATAATTGAACAGTGGGGAAGAAACTACAGTGATACTATGATTGGGTTTCCCATTGCTTTTTCTGTACCGCCTATAATCATTGGATGTCACTGGGGAACGAATGCTGATGTTAACACTATTACAAAAAATGATTTGGTGAATCAGAGAAATATAACACCTATTTTTACCATTCAAATTACGATGGGGCAGTATTAGTTAATTGGATAGCTATTGGCCTATAAACCAATAGCTATCCAGTTGACCTGCACTTTATTGGAATAATTCGAGTGGTAAAAATAGCAATTTCCTGGAGCTGCATCTCCCAACGTTCCCGAGGCTACGATATTAACATCTGCTTGTCCCCCATAATGAATGCCTAAAACAATCGGCTCAGATCTGAAGGTAATTGGGTACCCTTGAATTGTATCACTATTACATCTTCCCCACTGTTTACCATCCTATGGCGATAGCCCTAATTGTATGATCTAATATCTGACCACTGCCAGAGTATGTATTGATTGTTGCTCCTGTCATACCATTCCGAACAACTTCCAAAAAAGCATAATATCCAGTGCCAGGAGCTTCTGAACATGGAATTAGCGTCCAGTTAGATGTAAATGCGATAGGGAAGCTGAACGCGTTATTGCTTTTTGGATATACCCACTGTTCAATTATCAAGAACGGGTAATAGCGATATACCATATTGCATAATTTTTATCTTCGCCGACCCATTTCCTGTTGGTTTGGCTGTAAGAGACTACTTGCTTTGTAGTACCTTCGTGCATGCCCACAATAATCAGCTGAGAAGCAGATAAAGGTAAAGTAAGCGTAACGCCTTCGTTGCTATATCCCCACTGTCTACATACTACCAATGGCGATAATCCAGACAGGGGTATTGGTCCATCCTGTATCGTATGCTTTTCCATTCTCGATGCTTACTGCACCAGGGGCTGCCCCTATATGGCATATCGAATACGCATAGACGGAACAGCTCAACGGCAATGTAAAAGCATGCCCGACAAGCTTGTCAGATGCAAGCGCAGTTACCCACTGTTTAATATCCAATAATCACCGCACGACAGGTAGAAGATGTGTATCCTGTATTAGTAACTGAGAAAACTAAAGAATTTGTAGTTACCTTACTTGTTCGGTAGAAAGCGTTAGGGGTATCAACAGAATCTACAGCTGTAAGCGTTGCATTGGGAAAAGTAATTGGGAAATACACTGTATGTTCCTCTCCCGTTTGTTTTACATCTGCATACAATACCCACTGTACAATTACGCCGCCAAAGAAGTTCCCCAGGCAGACATATCCATTCTGGCCCGTCGAGTATTTAACGCCCGCCGCGTCAAACACTTTTTTAATCAGCAGTGCGAGCAGACTATCTGACGACAATACGTTGACAAGACTGCTCAGCCCTGTGCTGGCAAGTGTGTTGACGATGCCCTGGTTCCAGTCCGTGACCTGAGCTGATTCAGTTTCGGGATGGATGGTATCATACGATTTTGTCGTTTTATTCCAGTGATGTAAAATGCCTTTTAAAATGCTCATTTGTTATCCTCCTATTCGCTTACTTCAAGCCAGATTGTGTTCTGGTCGGTCGGCTCCGTGCCGCCGATGTACAAATCTTCAGTCGGCACTTCTATCCATGCGCTTGAGCCGGCAGACGGCTCTACACTGATTGTGATGCCGTTATTAATCGCATCGTATACGCCGCCGCTGGTCACGGGGTTGGTACTGCCGGATGTCGGCTTGCTGTCGAACGTCAGTTTATCCTGTTTTATTGCAATCAGTGTCTTAATCTTACTGACTGCATACTTCAGCCCGGCCGCATCTAAAAATTTAGTAGCCATCGCGCTCACCGCCTAAGCGAAGCACGTATCAATTTCAGTCTGGCTCAGTGCCGAGTAGGTGACGACGTTGGCAGCATTATAGGGTGTGTATCCGAGGGCTGCTGTGACATTAGCAGACGTCAGCGAGACGACGCCGGACGACACGGTGATGTTGCTTCCAATTTTCACCCCCCTAAAACGCTGGAAGTAGCTGCCGGCAATGTGTAGTTACTGAGCCCGGCCAATTTGTTCTTTTCGGCCGTCGTGTAGTCGTTCGTGCTGAGTCCTTTACCACTTACGACTTTGACGTATGTCGTAGAGATGGTGTTTCCATCGCCATCCCGGACAGCCTTGTCAGCAGTGCTAACGGCGTCGTTGATGAGCACGTAGGCCGTGCCGGAATATCGGTATACGTCATTGTCGGTGCTGCCAATATCCACATACATGGTATTAGTCGAGCCGGTGATTTCCGTCGTATGCGTGGATTCTTTGTAAAATTTCCCACCGCTGTAATAGCCTTCGAGCACTTCGCCAATGTCGCCAGGAATGTATTGCGCCGGAATTTTTTTGTCAGATCCGAGCGGGGCAACACCGTTTGCCGCGCCGATGAGCGATGTAGCGATACGTGCCGTGCTATCCGTCGCGTGAATAGTGATGTTTGCCGAGCCGTCAAAACTAACTCCGTTAATAGTCCGTGCTGTTGCCAGCTTTGCCGCCGTATCGGCTGCGCCGGCAGTCGATGCTTTTGCGCCGATTCCAAGGTAGGTTTTTGCCGCATCTGTTTTAGTCAAATAGATGCTCGTTGCATCAGTTTTACTCAGCTTCGTATCATCAGTAATCGTGATACCCGTTTTATTGAGTGCGACGCCGTTGATTGTGATGCCCTGGGGTACATATTTTCCGTCGTTCGCCGCATCCTGCTTCGTTTTAAAGTATTTCAGCCCATCAAGGTCCAGAAATTTAGTTGCCATAGCTTCCTCCGTTAAAAAATCGCGTCAATATCCATATTTAAGATTGTCTCTGCCAATGCGTCCTTTCCTGCCGGTCCCTGTGGGCCGACTGGCCCCTGTGGGCCAGTATCTCCTTTCGGACCTTTTATATCCACGGGGGCTGGATTGTCCCGACCGCCGTCATTGGTCCAAGACAAGATGCCGTCATCCGTGATGTGTGGCGTATAGACGGCTCCTTTCGCCCCGGCCACGCCCATGCCTACTGTCATAGTATTCCCAGTGCTCAGACGGGCAGACAGTGCAGGCGACCGTGCTGTAAGCACAGCCTGTAGTTTATCCATGATGCCACCTCCTACGT